AGACCTGCAGAGCGCTTACGCCGCAGGCGTCGGCTTTAACTCTAAGTCTGCATCGTGGCAAGCCACCCGCGTAGTCTTTGGAGATGAACTACGAGAGTCTAGCGAAAAAGACCCCAACATTGAAGCTGTAGGTATCGGCGGTCAGATTTACGGTAAGCGTGCCGATATGATCATCGTAGATGATGCTGTCACATTAAAGAACGCTAACGAGTTTGAAAAGCAAATCAGATGGCTCACCCAAGATGTACGAAGCCGTCTTAACCCGACGGGTAAGTTGGTTGTCATTGGTACCCGCGTTGCTAGCGTAGATTTATACAAAGAACTACGAAACCCCGATAGATATCCAGGCGGTTTAGTTCCCTGGACATATCTGGCTATGCCAGCTCTACTTGAGACAGATGAAGACCCAGAGAAGTGGGTTACCCTCTGGCCTTACTCAGACCAACCCTTTGATGGTCAGACTGAAGACCATAAGACAGAAGAAGGTCTCTATCCCCGCTGGCACGGACCGCATTTATATAACGAACGTCAAGCAATGGATGCCTCTACCTGGGCTTTGATTTATCAGCAGCAGGATGTTTCTGATGATGCCATCTTTGACCAAGTATGTGTGAAAGGTTCTATTGATGGAATGCGAAAAGCAGGACGTCTGGTACCTGGCAATCCTGGTCACCCCAAAGACCTCACGGGTTTTAGTTTCGTCTGTGGCCTCGACCCAGCTATGGTCGGAGATACAGCAGCGGTATGTTACGCAGTTGATCGTCACTCTCATAAAAGGTACATTGTTGACGCTACTAAGATATCGCGTCCTACCCCTGCTCAAATCAGGACGCTTATACTCGATTGGACTAATCTTTACAATCCTGCCGAATGGATTGTTGAACGTAATGCTTTTCAGTCCTTCCTTACCCAAGATGAGGGAATTAGATCCTTCCTTGCTACCAAAGGTGTGATTTTGCGTGAACACCACACAGGAAACAACAAATGGGACTCAGGATTCGGAGTTGCCAGTATGTCCACTTTGTTTGGAACGAAGCAGCCTGATGGTAAACACCATCGAGATAATCTTATCCATCTTCCTTCGGATCAAACAGAGAATATCAAAGCGTTAATGGAACAACTTATTACCTGGTCTCCGACGACTAAGGGCAAGACAGATATGGTGATGGCCCTCTGGTTCTGTGAGATTAGAGCACGTGAGTGGCTCAACCAAGGTTTACACCAGACCCACCATATGAAAAACCCATTCTTATCACGCTCAGAACAAAGAAAACGTATGGTTGTCAACATCGACACTCTATTAGCAGAACAGAACAGGACGTTTGTATAATGGCAAAGAAGAAAGCACCAGCAAAGCCTAAAGGCAAAACTTCAGAGAAAGTCAAGAAGAGCGCTAGCCCTCGTAGCAATGTAAGAGTGCGTCCTGAAGTTGCTAAGAAAACTCAGCCACAAAAAGAGTACAACAAGTATCAAACTTGGAAGACTGAACAAGCAGCAAGTGGTAATGCTGCTCGTCAAGAGGCTAAAGCAGTAAAAGCCAAAAATGACGGAGACACACTAAGGGGCAAGTCAAAAAGAGTAATCAAAATTCGCACAGGTGGCGGTATGGGCGGAATGTTCGGCACGAAGAATCGATGATTAAGAAACCAAAGCCTGTCAAATCTGCCGAGCAGAAGAAGATGGACAAGTTAGTAAAGCAGTACATTCCCCAAAATAGAACTGGCCTAACGTCCAGAATCATTGTCCAAGGACAACCTGGCGCTGGTATGAAGTGGAAGTAGGATAAATGTTATCAACCAAAGAGGTCATTGCGAAGGTAGCACGCCTTCAGACTAAGTACGCCAAACGCGACCAGCGTATGCGTGACGTTCTATCCGTGCGTCAGGGAGACATTGCGCGAGTATTTCCTGCAATGTTCTCAGAAGACTACCCCAAGCCTCTCGTTGCTAACTTCATCGATGTAGCTGCAAAAGACTTAGCAGAGGCAATGGCACCACTGCCATCCTTTAACTGCTCTGCTACTAATATGGTCTCCGACTCTGCACGCAAAGCGGCAGATACCAGAACCCGTATTGCTGGTCACTACATCTCTGGATCTGAACTACAAATCCAAATGTATGCTGGAGCAGACTGGTTTAACACCTACGGAATGCTACCTGCCATCGTTGAGATGGATTATGAGACCAACAATCCGAAGATTAGATTGCTTAACCCCTTCGGTGTTTACCCAGAAATTGATAGATTTGGTAGAACCATCTCATTAACACAGATTGTGCAGACTGACACAGAGTCGTTAGCAGCCCAATACCCTGAGTTTTATGACCAGATTATGGGCAAGAACCTTTATACACAAGGCTCACCGCTACTATCTTTGGTTCGCTATCACGACAAAGACCAAGATTTAATTTTCCTTCCAGAGCGCCAGAACCTCATTCTTTCCAATACGCCTAACCCAACAGGTCGTTGCCTTGCATCCGTAGCTGTTCGTCCATCTATTGATGGAGAAGCACGTGGACAATTCGATGATGTGCTCGCAGTTCAACTCGCTCGTGCTCGCTTTGCAGTCCTACAGATTCAAGCAGCAGAGAAATCTATCCAAGCACCGATTGCTATTCCGCAGGATGTCCAAGAACTTGCCCTTGGCCCTGATTCGATTATGCGTTCTGCTAATCCTCAAGCAATCCGTCGTGTGCCGCTAGAACTTCCTAATGGTGTATTTACTGAATCTGGCGTACTAGAGCGCGAACTTCGTATGGGTGCTCGTTATCCAGAGACCCGCAGCGGTGATATCTCAGCATCAGTCATTACAGGACGTGGTGTACAAGCCCTACAAGCAGGCTTTGATACACAAATCCGTGCAGCACAGGCACAGTTTGCACGCCTCTTTACTGAACTTGTATCAATGTGCTTTGAGGTAGACGAGAAAGTCTTTGGCAGTATGACCAAAGAAATCAAAGGTATTGATGATGGTACCCCATTCAACCTGAAGTATGTACCAAGTCGCGCTATCAATGGCGAATATGGTGTAGATGTCCGTTACGGCATTATGTCTGGTATGGATCCTAACCGTGCCATCATTGCATTACTACAGATGCGTAGCGATAAGTTGGTATCACGTGACTATGTACGTCGTGAAATCCCGATGGAGTTAAATGTTACCCAAGAAGAACAACGTATTGACATTGAAGAGATGCGTGATTCTTTGCGTGTTGCTGTTGCTCAGTACGCCCAAGCTATTCCAGCGCTTGCTGCACAAGGCCAAGATCCTTCACAGATTATTGGTCGAATTGCTACAGTCATACAAGGTCGTCAAAAGGGTCTCCAACTCGAAACGATAGTTGAGAAGGCTTTTGCACCTGAACCACAACCTGAAATTCCAGCGGCAGGTATGGCCCCCGTTCCTGCCTCGCAGCCAACTCCAGAACAAATGGGTGCGGCCCCTGCTGCTGGACCACAAGTTCCGCAAGGAAGACCCGATATCGCAACGTTGCTTGCGTCTATTGCAGGCTAAGGAGGTGCAACAATGAAACCAAAGGCAGCAAAGCCAGCAAAGGCTGTAGCAGCAAAACCACTTATGGGAAAGAAGGATACTTCTAAGCCAGCAGGACCAGGCAAAGTAGTATTCCCTTACACCCCAGCAGGTCGTAAAGGCAAGAAGAAGTAGTTTTAATCGAGAGGACAGAGCGTGCAACAAGATCCTGATTATGTACCACGCTCTGTTCGTCTCGCTGACGTTTTAGTAGTATTTGCAGGATTCTTTCACAACTTAGTGGCAGCACTTCACACATTCGCTGAAGAAATACTTGATGTAGCCACATATAACGCAATTAGAAATGCTCAAGTTAATAAGGCTTGGGAACAGTTCGCACAAGATTTAGAAACGATGGAGGATAACAATGGCTGAACCAGTGAACCCTTTGGCTGGAGTATCAGGTCCAGGTAAGTTCTCTGTCAGAGACGATATTCCTTCATCATCCTATGGAGAAGGTGTTGAGACCGCCGCTATTAAGGCAGGTGCTCCACTAGCAAAGACAGCAGATGTACGCCCAACCTCTTTATCAGCACAAGGTATGGCTCCAAGTCAGATGGAAAAGATTACGCCACTATATGCGCCATCACAACGTCCTGACGAGCCTATTACCGCAGGAAGTATTATGGGTGCTGGCCCTGGGCCAGAGGCTTTAGGTATGAATGCAGCAGCGCCTCGTGAAAAACTATCTGATATTTTATCAAGAATGCTTCCATATGACACCACTGGTGAAGTTGCAGTGCTATATCAGCAGGCACTATCGGTAGGTAATTGATGTCAGAGAATCTAAAAGCAGCGGCATTTGCTGCGGGGTTATCTGACAAAGAACGAGCAGAAGTAGAAGCTCTTAATAAAGCCCTTGGCGTACACCGTGAATTGTCTAATTTGCCACAGAATGTTGCACAGCGTCAGTATGGCAAGTTGACTGACAACCAAAAAGAATCTCTTAAGCAGAACTTTGGCGAAGCAGATCCATTACAGCAACCTAAGCGTGGCTGGTTGGGTACAGCGTGGCATTATTCTATTGGCGGTCTACTCAACGTAGCCCAAGAACTATCAGATCTCACCACTCGTACTTATCGTGCAGCGGTAATTCCTATAATGGAGCGCAAAACTTTAGGTTTTGCTTGGGATGAAGCCAATGATAAGGGCGATAAGATATTCAATCCTAATCGTTTGGCTGATGCTCGTCGCAAATTTGGCAGCGTTCAGACCGAAGTGGCAATGAAGGTCTCACAAAGAGTTCCATATTCACAACTTATCAAAGATTACGCAGATAATCCAGAAGCTCTCAAGTATATCCAGTTAGGTTTTAACAAGGCTGGCACACCCGAAGAGCAAGATGTGATGAAAGATGCAATCCTTTTCGTAGATTCTGCTAAGTATTCACCAGGTCGTCAGTTTGCAAACATTATTGATGCCATTACACCAGGCAAGTTAGTTGAAAATGGTTTTGCGTATAGACTTACATCAGGCGTTGTTGATGCTGCGTGGAGACTTGGAACAGACCCAACCCTTGTTGTAGGTAAAGCCAAGCGTCTTATTGATGTCAAGAAGTATGCACTTGATGTAGTCATCGGCGGAAATAAAGTAGATGAAGTTTTCCAGAGTCAAGGAGTTGTGAACTTCTGGGATCGCTACGGTGCAGTACTCAATAAATACGACACTGCTGTTAAGTCTAACAAGACAGCCGAAGCAATGGCTGCTCGTAATGAACTCAAAGCGATTGCACCTGAGTTTGGACCAGCAACTATCAAATCTTTCCTTGATGCTGATATCCCAGTAACCAATGCCGCTACTGCTAAGGCTTTCTTCCAAAACGCCAAGCAGGTAGATGAGGTTCTTAAGGGTCAGATTGGTCGTCGCAGACCACTGATGCCAAGGCTAGATGTTGCTCGCCGTACTCGCATCAGAGCAGTAACCACTGGAAACAAACTTCTCAACTTGGACCGAGTTGGACCAGATCTTGTAGATGATATGTTCTTTGGAGTGGCAGCTACAGATGATGGCATTGCTGAAAGAATTGTCAATAATCAAAAAGAAATTGTCACTATTCTCAAAGGCGATAGCAAAAGTAAGGGTGTAGGCCGCCTGTCATCGGCAATGATTAAGACTCGCATTGATAGATTCAAAGGCAAGTTTACGGCAATCCCATTCTTCGCAGATAATGTATTTGATGTTACATCCAAAGATGCCTCAGATAAGATTTATAGACTCTCGCGTCTAGTTATGCCACAGCGCGAATCCAAGTTACTTGCACAAGCATTTGAAAACATTGATGATGTAGGTCGTCGTAAAGACATTTACTACGGAATCATAGGAACTATTGGCGATTATCGCGGCATTACTATTACCGCTGAAGGTCAAGTCATCAATCGTCAGATGCTTGGACTAAGACCGCCAATTTTTGCTGCTGACGATGTCAATGGTGTCAACCCATCTAAGGCTTTAATCAATGGCAAAGAGGAATCTATTGCCTTGATTCCATCAGATTTATCACCATTTGTGTCGGCCCCGTCTATTCGTGATATCGATAGAGCAGCTGCTCGTACTGGCTTGGTACAAAGATTTGCTGGCTTGGCTCACAAGGACTGGGTTGAGAAGATGACTTCATACTGGTCATTCTTTACCCTTGCTGGACCACGTTACGCTATTCGTAACGCAACAGAGGACTTAATGGTCCACCTTGCTATTGGCGAATCACCTTGGGGTCTTGCTAAGTCTCGTTTTCTATCAACACGTCTACGCACAGTGCGTCAGGTTGAGAATGGTCTAACCAAGTGGGAAGCACGTGGCAATGATCCACTCGGTTTGGTAATGCGTCTTGTCAATAAAAATGAATCTGAAGTTTACGCAGCACGCATCAAAAAGGCTATGGATGATGGTGGCGGAATTAAAGAAGTACGTACCATTATGGCTCAAGCAGTCAACGAAGGAAAGATAAATCGTTTCTACAAGACTGTTGGTCTAGGCAAGATGATGGAAGCAGATAAAGCTGCTCTTGCTAAACAGATTATTCACGGTGATTTAGACAATGCCCTTATGGATGTTGTTGAAGGCGGCAAGCAATCCTTTACAGGGCTTGATTACACAACCCGTTCTTTAGCGAAGGTTCGCAAGAACCGCGTTCGCAATATGGAACTTAAGATGGAGTATCCATCAGGAATCCGTCGCGGCAAAGGCGCTAAGGGCTTTGGCCCAATGGTTCCTTGGGTTGATGAAGCAAGCCGTGTATCGTGGATGATGCGTATTAACTACTACGCCAATGACAATCTAGGTGCTATTGCTGTTGCTAATCTTGACAAAAAAGAAGTGGCAGTGCCGCTTATTGCTAA